TGCCGGTTTTAGAACGAACGGCCATTATGCGGTTACAGCTTTGATAACGGCAAAGCCAATGACAATGGCTTCAGCTAATGCAGCAGCGGTGTTGTTGCGGATGGAAATTGTAGCGGAACCAGCGGCGGCAGCTGCGTTGATCGTATAGGCACCACGAGTACCAGTTGAAACGTGATTTACCACAATTACATCACTTGCTGCAATGCTGCTATTGGTTAGCGTAAAGCTAACGATGGTGGCTGCTGCAAGCGAGGCCGCGTTACAGGTGATCTGACCCGTGATCGTATTAAGTGTTACCGCAGTTGCTTTGCTGGTCGCTTGTGTGACGGTGCCGCCAGCTCCAGTTGCATAGCCAATGCCAGCCGAGGCTGAACTGCTAGTGATAGAGCTGCTGGTAGCAAAACTGCCGCTAGTGCCAATATTGCCAGATGTGATTGCAGTGCCACTAACTTTTCCGGCAGTGCTGATTGCAGCAAGTTTTGTATCGGCAATTGCCGCTGATGCGTTGATGTCAGCGTTAACAATGCTGTCACTTAGGCTCAATTTGCTGTAAGCAATTGCAGCACTGTTGTTAATGTCAGCATTAACAATGCTGCTGGCCAAATTCAGTTTGCTGTAAGCGATAGCAGCTGATGCACTTACATCAGCGTTGACTAGGGCACCAGGAATAATTGCTGCGTAACCAAGTGATGTCCAACCTGTAGTGCCATCACCTAATTTGAATTTGCCAGTATTTGTCTCAAAACCCAATTCACCAGCCGACAGCGTGGGATTGGCAGAAGTCCAGTTGGCAGCGGTGTCGCGCCGCAGTTGGATTTTTTCGACAGTTGTGGTTGCCATTGCTATGCCTCAATAGGTGGTACAGAACTGGTATCAATAGGTTGCGGTGGCACAAAATTGCCATCAACATATAACCAGCCAATATCTACAAATTGATCCGGCGCAAATTTAATTGCTTGATACCCTGCTTCTGGTTGCCATGGAGGTTTGCCATCCCAGTTAATAATGTTGACCACTGTATTGGTTGAATCAATAATGGCGTAGAAGTTTTCCATGGTTACTAGTTCCAATACTGGATAACAATAGCGCCACCAACTCCGCCAGCAGCATTGCCGGTGTTATTGGACTCGCCTTGACCGTATTTCCCAGAGCCATAATCAGAAGTTATGCTCCAAACTTCTGCTGTGGTGCCTGAACCTTGCCTTTTTATTCCACCATCAAGATAAGGTACGGAAACTATTGAAACATGTGATCTGCGCATGTTTGCATCAGTTGAAGAACATGAACCGTCTGATCCAGCAACACTATTATTGTAGGAGCCACCGGCACCACCAGTTGCAGCAATCAATGTAGATCCACCTTGAGGAAGAAAACTACTTGTTCCTCCTGCTGCTCCAGTCGTAGTGTTCGACCCATTTCCACCGGCCCCTATTGTAATGGTATAAACCGTGGCTGGTGTTAAAGATAAAACACCGACACCAACGCCACCATTACCACCGGCACCACCAGAAGTAGTTGAACTTCCTGAGCCACCTCCACCGCCTCCTCCACCAACTACGGTAACGATTGCTTCTGTCACTCCACTGGGACATGTCCAAGTGGTGCTAGATGTAAAGATTTCAACTGTGGGACTGCTACCAACAGCACCCCATGAAACGGAAGTTCCATTTGTGGTCAAAAAATTACCACTGTTGCCAGTTTGTGAAGGTACTAGCGCATTGATGGCATTACTAGCAGTTGTCTGCCCCGTTCCTCCGTTGGCAATAGCAGTAACGCCAGATACGCCAAAAGTGCCATCAAGGGCGCCAATAGTGATCCAACCGTTGTTTGAAGCGTTTCTAATGCGCCACATGGGCGGTGACACGCCTGTGTCCACCCAGGGTTGAAAAGCATAGGTTGGTGAGGGCGCCGCGTTGCCGCTGTGCTGCGTCCATAAGGCAGCAAGCTGGTTGTTCAGATCTGCCCTGAACACCGCCCCACTGGCGTTGGCTACGTTGCCGTCAGCTTGGCTCATTAGACGATTTCCCTCCCATAACCAGTTGCAGTGTACGTGAAGTTACGGCTGATAGCCGTATTCGCGCTATTGAAAAATGTCACAGTAAAGCCAGTTCTGGTTGGGGTGCCCAACGTGAAGTAGTCACCTGTTGCCATATTAAGCGGTGTGATTGAAACTGTTGGCGCTTGATAAAAGTTGCTGGCAAACGTAGCGCTGTAAGCGGCAGCGCCACTACTGATTGTGGCAGACTGTTCAACCCTTTGCTGCAGTTCCGCTGTCGCGCCAAGCTGTGTCACTGACACCAGCACAAAAGGACTTTCGCTTGCAGCATTTAGCCGTAGCTGGAATGCACGGCCTCGCACCATCCCGTTGATGATTTCGTTCCACGCGCTCCAGGTTGGCGAAGCGGTTGGGTCATCGTTGGTCGTACGAACAGCCAATGTACAGTTTGTAACATCAAGCGTGGCTCCATCAATATCCGTTAATTCATCAACTGTTACTGTAATTGAATCCCAAAGTGTGCTATAACCATAAGGTACACTTACAATACTGCGGCGCAAATTTAGGTCATAAACTGCTCCAAGGTCCAAGGTATCCTTGAATTGATAACTACCTGTTTGGCTTAAATTAAATGTGTAATTATTGCCCTCACCATTGGAACCGTCAAGTATGTCAAGTGTTGTGTAGTCTGTAGTAGCTACGCCACCATCAATAGTGTCAAGTGACGTGTAATTGGTGGTAGCACTGCCGCCATCAATACTATTGAAATACTCAAGCACCAAACCAAGATAGAAAGAAGAGTACGACATGCTCGTACCAGTTCCACTAAATTTTGGAGTGAGGCTTTGCTCGGCCCAGGTTTTTGTGATTAGACGCGGTTGAGCTGCTGGCAGTTGGGCAACAACACTTGTTGCATTTACTGATTTTATATGATTTTGATCTTTGAATTTTAGAAAGTAAGTTCCACTCAGTAATGGCACTTGTTTTTGGGTTTGGTTGCCTGAAGCAGATGGAACAATAGCGTTACTGTTATCCCAACTGGCGCCAGCGCCGATAGTTGGGTCATGGCGAATAAGAACTTGGCCGCCAACCATTACATCCATATCTGGAGCAAGATCCCAGCTAATAATGGCGGTTGTATCGCTAATAGGAATCATATTGACACCAGTTACATCTGCTGGTGCAGCACCCGTTGCCTCAACAGATACCGACAAACTAACAGGCAGGCTACTAAGCAATCCCGTAGAACTAATTGAATACACTTCAATGTTATAATCGCCAATCGTTACATCAAGAATGTCATAATTTGGCCCGGAAGTTTCTACCGTAACCCAGTTTCCATTTTGCTCTCTATATTTCACCCTATATCTTGAAACGCTTTTAACTGGCGTCCAGGTCAAGGCTAATTTTGTCAAAACACGTGTGCCGATGACATAGAAAACTTCTTCGGATGACAAGTCCGTTGGAGCTGCTGGAATTGTATTCAAATTGGTAATTGTTTTAGGCTCAAGCGGAACGTCTTCCTCAATAAAATCAAATTTGCCGGAATCGTATGTAATTGCGCTAATTGTGTATTTCGATTGATCTTGCTCTTGTACACCAAGAATGCGCCAAGTTGTTGTAGACAAATTATCATCTGACAGCATCCAAATGCTATTTACTTGCGGCGCAGATGTAAAAGCACTTTGAACGGTAATAACAGAACCGTTAATGGTAGAAACGCCACGCGACTCCACCGTTCCATCTGACAGAATTACAGAAATTGTGCAACCGCCACCGACAGAAAGGTCAGTATTTGCGGTGTCATCAACTGTTACCGTTGTTGTTGTAGCAGCAGAAATTCGACCACCACGGCGGGCTCCAGCTCGCATTGGATCTTGAATTGAAATAATTTGACCGGGCCGACATATGACACCAGCGTCTATAGACGTCACAAAACTGACAACTTCAGAATACTGCTCGGAATACAGCAACCATTTGCCCAGGCGCCTAGCTTGCCCCCGTGATGTGCAAGCAAAACCTTCAATATCAGCGCGAACTACACCATATTTTGAAATCATATCTGGTGTTGACTCGACAACTTCGTAATTCACATCTCGGGTTTCCAAGTCAAAGTATTTGACAACAACAACAGTGTTACGTTGCTTAAGACTGCTGCCGCTATAACTAAAGCCGCCTTCTTCGACGTTTGCCAAAGTGAACAGGAAGGCTGGTGTCTGTGGCCGATCTTGTGCAACAGTTAGTGCACCAACGCTCCAATAGGGCATTGCCCTCATGACGCTGCACAGATCGTTGATCAGCTTATAAGCATCCTCGCTGGTTTGAATGTTGCAGTTACAGCTAAAGCGTGGTTCTTCGCCGCCAAAACCATCAGGAACCAGTGCATTCGCATATTGACTGGCGGAATAGAAGGCCCAGCGGTCCAGTTGTGTGGTGTCGATTTGATCGCCAAATCCCCAACGACTATTTGTGAGCAATGCCCAGAGGCACCAAGCAGGATCTGAAGTCCATTGTGCTGCGCCAAACGTACCGTTCCAGATGCCTGAATAGGTCAGACGGCCATTCGTGGAATCAACTGTTGCGTTGGAGGGGATTGCTACTTTTAAGCCACGAACTTTGTAGGACCGTTGTGGGATATTGTTAAATTGTTCGGCATCAACTCGTAACCCAACTAATGCGCTGTTGGGGTATCGAAGTTTTCCATACACAATTTCTGTGTAACTTGTCCAGGAGAATGCATCGCTAAGCCGTGCGCTTGTGCTGTCATTTGTTACACGAGTGACGCGAACATCAACAGGAAAAGCTCCGCTAATTGGAATTACATAGTCTCGCTGGTATTGATCACCAGTTCTGCCAGTAATTGTATCTGTTTTTGCAACTGTAAAACCGCCGCCGTTATATTGCAATGAAATTTCGAGCTCAATTTTTGCGCCAACAATATCGCCGTTATCTTTAATTTGCTGCAAAGCAGGAACGGTAATTGTTACGCGAACTGCGTTTGTATCGTCATCGGTAATTGTCCGTGTAATTGGCGTGGCTTTTTCAACTGTAGTTCCAACGGCAATTTCGGTTTCAGCACTTGAAAATCCAGGAATATAATCTTGAGTTTGTGTCCCATATCGGGGCTGTACTAAACTGACTTTATAGTTGTAGTCGGAAGCTTGAGGAGAGGTATCGCTAGCTCCAGGACGAAGAATAGGCGTATTATTGAAGTAAATATCTTTAAGCAACGCAGTGTTATAGGTGGAGCTGCCACGTGTATAACCAAGACGTGATGGCGTTGCAAAACCTTCAATTTCACCCTCACTTAGAAGGTCAATGATGTTTGCATAGGCAGTGCTATTAAGGTTATCTTTCGCTTCCGTGGGCGTGCCGCTACCGCCGCCGCCGCCTTTGCCGCCGCCAAAACCGCCAGCGCCTTTTAACAAGTTGGGGTTAATGTTTTTCATATCTGATCAATGTCGATAGCGGCTGAAACAACAATAGATCCAACCAGCAC